GAAAGATTTAGTAAAAAATTTGGCGAGTGCGTTGTATCGTTTGATGAAATGAATATGACTGAAAATTATGATTTTAAAAATGTTAGCATATATATTCCAAAAAAACTAATTGAAAATGATTTATATTAAAAAATAAAAAAAGGAGGTGCGAAGGGTGGGCAACCCTTAAAAGCCCCGGGGAAAACGCCTGAAACCCCGTTAACAAATGACAGGCAAAAACTTCCCCCGCCTGCGGGGGATAAAATACGCAGGTAAATTTTTTAGGAGGAAAAATGAAAATTTATACTATTGAGGAAAAATTACCCCTTAGCGTAAGCGAAGGGGCAAAAGTAGAAAAGAAAACATTATCAAACGGTGTCGTAATAGACACCGTGCAGGTTGGGGAAGAGGGGCGGGGTCGCCAGTTAGGTATTATCCCCGTCCAATTAATTACCCCCTGGGATGGGGAAGGGGATCGCATTGTAAAAAATGTAAAACTTGGGACAACCCTGAAAGGGGCCCCCAAATTTTTTGAAACTCCTGCCGAAGGGGACAACGACGAGGCAATAGTCCTTGTCGTTAGAACCCCTATTGGTCACAGGGGGAAAAATGATCATTTTATATATTATGAAGAAAAAAAATATTTCTTGCTGTATAGTGATAAACTATACATGCAAGATACTGAAAAATATAATTTATTACCCATGCCAGCAAATGTCAAAATGCTGGCGAGGGGAATCATCGCCCAGGGCTTGGCTGGGGCGATGGGCGCTGGTGAACACTTTGTATTTCAAATTACACCACCAGCCAAATTTCAAATAAAAATATCAGGACGCCTTTACGGCGCCCCAGACACATACAATGTGTATGTGGAGAAATCAGGGGTTAGTGTATTAACCCCTGAGGAGGAGGCGTTACTATGAAGTAACGCTTTTTTCCCCATTGTTAAGCTAACCCAACCCTGAATAAGGGACTGGGGCTGGCGCAAACGCCGGGGCTAAGCAAAACACGCTTGGCTCCGGCGTTTTTTTTTATTAAAACTTTAAAAATTTTTTGAGGTGTGTTATGAATAAAAAAGAAATTGAAAAAGAAATTAAAGAAGAAATTGAAAAATTAAAAAAAGAAGTTGAAAACAAAAGTTTGTATTATCCCAAAGAAGGAAAATTTGACAACAAAAAAAGATGGTATCCAAATGCGTTAGTAATTGAAAACAATGAATACAAGATTGAAAAGTTAAAATTTATTGATTAAGGAGGTGCGACATGTTTGAGGAATTTGAAAAACAGTTTTTAGAGTTGCTGAAAGTAGAAGCAAAACGGGAAGCGGAAGAAGAGACGCAAGGCGACTATGTGAACAAAAAGGTTGAGTTTATGCTTGACAAAATTTTTGAAAAAAAACAGGAGGCGGAAAATGAGTAGAAAACAGAAACAAGAAACTGAAACGACGCAAGAAACAGAAACAAAAGCAGTTGTAAAAAAAGACGTGCAGATTGTAGAGAAAGCGAGCGTGCAGACAGTATTAGAGCAAGTGAACATTATTCAAGAATTATATTCAAAAGCAATGAAGGAAGGGGTTGATTACGGCGTTATTCCAGGTTGTGGGAAACCATCTCTTTTAAAGGCGGGAGCGGAAAAGATAACGTTTATGTTTCGCCTTCGCCCGAATTTTATTGTTGAAAAAGAATGGCTTCCGAACGGGCATTTAGTTGTAAATTGCAAATGCGAGTTGCTAAATCAAAACGGGGAAAAACTTGGCGAAGGTGTTGGGATGTGTAGTACGTTGGAAAAAAAATACAGATGGAGAGATGCAAATAGAAAATGTCCTGTATGCGGAAAAGAAATTTTTAAAGACAAAAAAGAAGGCGGGGGTTTTTATTGCTGGACAAAAAAAGGCGGATGTGGTAAGCAGTTTGCTGAAAACGACCCAGCAATAACAAATCAAATTGTTGGGAAAATTGAAAACCCAGACATTGCCGACGAATACAATACAGTATTAAAAATGGCAAAAAAACGTGCATATATTGACGCTACGCTGACGGTGTCAGGCGTTAGCGACTTGTTTACGCAGGATATTGACGAAAAACTTGAACACAACGGGGAAAAAGAAACGCAACATGAACAGCAACAGCAAACGCAAACGCAAAATAAAGAATGGGAAACGCTATATAACAAAGTAAAGATATTATTACAAAAATTAACAAAAGATATGAGTAGCGAGGAAAGGGAAAAGGCGTATTACGAGACACTAAAACGCCTTGAAATACCCGAATTACCACTTAAAAATTTAGGTATTGAATTTTTAAAAAAGTTAATTGCTGAACTTGAAAAAGGAGTGTAAAATGATTTATTTTAAACAAAATGAAAAATTAAAGCAAGTATATTCTGAAAGCAAAAGCGAGTTGATTAGTTTTTTGCAGTTTATACTTGTAGAAAATAAATTTGAACCGTATTTTTCGCAAAGTTATTTACATTCTGCAAAAGGTTTTTGGTATGTAAACTTTTATGGGAAATACTATAATTTAGTTGATGAAGACATTATTAAAAAATTTAACAAGGAGGTTTTGAACAATGGCAAAAGAATTTAATCCAGATGGCTATTTAAAGAAGTTTACGAAAACAAAAACAAAGGTGGGTCGCCCGGCAGGGCGAAAAATCACATTCGTGCGGGCATTAGCGTTGGAAAAACAGGACGCAGACAAGATAAAGTTGATTGCGGAGCAAGAGGGATTACCAGTTGCGACGTTTTTACGCAAGATAATAAAGTTTGTTATTGAAAAGTTTTACGGCGACAATAACAATACGCCGAAATTAAATTAAATAAAAGGAGGCGAAAAATGATTATCATATTAAAAAAATTAACTATAATAAATTTCAAAGAAGGAAAGTTAGATTTTTTATTAAAAGTAAAAGAGATTGAAAAGGAGGTGCTAAAATGGGCGAATTAGATTTAAACGAAATCGGTAGTAAGATACAGTTATTTTTATCGGGTAAGGGCGACACGAAAAGAAAAGACCTTTTAAAATTTTTGCAAAGCGAAGGATACGAAATTACTGACAGGGAAATGCGAGCAATTAAAGAGGAGGTTATGACAAAATTTTTAATCGGGAGCAATAACGAAAGGGGGTATTTTGTTATTCGCAATATAAAGGACTTGAACGATGCCAAAGAGGAATATTGGTCAAAAATAAAAACTATGATTGATAAGATAAAAAAGTTGGAGGAAGCGTTCTGGCGTGAACAGAACGCCTTATTTGATGAATTTATTGAACATAAGGAGGCAAAGATATGGTAAACTTAACTTTTGAAGAAAAAAACAAAGAAGACAAAGAATTAAGGAAAAGAATAGCAGAAGCAATAAGTTATTTAATTATTAAAAACAAAAACTTTGAAATTATTGAAGGGGCGGATGTATTATTTGACAAAAAAGAAAAAAAGTATTACGATATGAATACAGGCGAGAAATTAAATGATGACAAATAAATTTGTTAGGTCTTTACCAGCGGTAAATACCTTATCGAGGGTTTTGCCGTTGTCCCAGCGTGGCGAAACAACGGCAAATTTAAAAAATAAAACAGAAGGCGGAAAATGAATAAACTTTACCATAAGCCAAATATTATATCATTAGTAAAAATAAATACTTTTGGAAATATGAAGATTACAAAAGGAAAAAAAAATAAAAAAATAGGATTTGCAAATTTGAAAGTTAGAAAATCAAAAATAGTTGAAGTAAAAATAAAACAGGAGAAGGAGGTTGAAAATGAAAGTAAAAATAAACTCCGTTATAAAAAATGAAAACATTTCAATACTTATTTGGTTTGAAATTTTTAATATAATTATTTTAGGATTGCATTTAGATATTGAAGATAAAGATTTAACAATAATTTTTTTTAATTTTTCTTTTTCATCTTTCAGAATTTTTAAATATCGTATATTTTATGTAAATTATTGGTATGATTATATTGAAAGATTTGTTTTGAAATATATAATTTTATTAAGATTAACTATTTTAAATATTAATTTTAGTGTAAAGTTAGATGATAATAATTTAATTTTAACTTTTTTAAACAAATCAATAATGATAAAATTTTAGGAGGAAAAATGAAAAAAATAATTAAACAATTAAACAAAATAAAAGCCGAGCGTGGGAAAAAATATGGGTCAGAACTTTTGCAAGATAAACTGTATATTAAAAGCGGAATATACATTAAAATAAAAAGGCTTGAAAGTGAATTGAAAAATGATAGAATAAACAAAGACACTGTTTTAGATTTAATTAACTATTTAATTTTTTTGTTGGAGGTGAAATAATGGACATTGAAAAAACGGCAAAAAAAATAATAGAGTTGCAGGAACTTGCAAAAAACAAATTTCGCACGTATGAAGAGTGTATAACTGCAAACGTTGACTTGGCGAATATTCTTGCTGATATACAATACGAGTTAGATATTGAATATGCCAACATAGTTAGGCGTCCTGGCATGCAAGATAAACCGACTAATTACGTTGAACGCATTTATAAGGCGGAGACGGCAGAATTAAGGCGGTTGTTAACGCTTGCAAAGTCGTTGAAACATATATTTGTTAATCTTGAATATTTTTTTACAAAATGAGGCAAAAAATGGAAAACAGGCGGGATTTAATTGGCAAGACAGTTTTGCACCTCCCTATCTTGCCAAATCCCGCTAAAAATAAACGGCAAAACGTTTTTCATTCCTTACACCTCCTCTTAATTTTTATAAAAACGTTTTGCTTACAGGCTGGCGGAGAAATCCCTTCCTTAAATCACGCCAAAAAACTTTTTACAACTATATTTTTCCCGCCAGCCGATTTTTTATTGATTGTAAAATTTAAATTATATAGAAAACAAATAAATTTAGAAAAGGAGGTTTTAAAATGAGAAAAGTATCGCCAGAAGAAGCAGTAGAAGTTTTAAATGAAATGTTGAAATTAGACGCTGCGGCAGTAATAAAGTTGATGAATATGAGGGTTCCTTGTAATGAACAGTTAGCCAAACATCCTACTATTCAAGTTGCAAAAGATAAAAATTCTACTAAAAAATGTCAAAGATATAGATATATGTAATTATAATTCTGATTTTGAAAATATTCTGTTGCAAAATCTAAAAAATCAAGAAAAAAAAATAAATGAAGGAGGTATAAAATGAACAATGAATTTTTAAGATTAAAACAGTTTATTGGCGAACATCAAACATTAACAATCCCGAGAGTTTTTACTGAATTATTTGCTGGAGATTTATTTTTAGCAATTATTTTAAATCAAATTTTGTTTTGGTGTGATAAAGGTATAAACAAAGAACATTACGAATTTGCAAAAACTTATAATGAACTTTCGCAAGAAACCGGGGTATCAATCGTAACAGTTATAAGAAAAATAAAAAAATTAAAAGATTTAGGGTTAATAACTACAAAAGTTAAGAAATTCAATGGAAATCCAACAGTTTATTATACTGTTCATCCTGAAAGGTTTTTAGAACTTTTTGATAAAATGCTTTTTGATAAAAACGAAATTAAAAAAAGTATAGTAAAATCAAGCGAAAATAAAAACCCGATTTTAGCAAACGCTAAAAACGATATTATCAAAAAGACAAAAACGATATTATCAAAAAGACAAGAACGATATTATCAAAATGATAAAAACTATATACATAAGAATACTACAGAAGATAACATACAGAAGAGTACTACAGAAAAAGATATATGTACGTCAACGTCTGAAAAAAAAGCAAAAAATGACATTGATTACAGTAATTATATTGAAAAATGGAATACTTTTGCGAAAGAAAACGGCTTATCACAAGTTCTAATGCTTAATGACAAAAGAAAAAGCCATTTAAAGGCGAGATTAGAGGAAAAAACATTTGATTTTGACGCTATATTAAACAAAATAAAGAAAAGTGATTTTTTACTTGGCAAAAAGGGGGATTGGAAAGTGAATTTTGATTTTGTAATAAGTCCTAAATATTTGTATATATTGGAAGGCAAATATGACAATAGAGATGAAAAAGAAAAACCAAAGGAAGAAGATAAAAAAACTATAAATGAGATAGGAAATATTGAAAAAATTGATGATTTAATGAAAAGATATGGTTTATGAGAGGTGAAAAAAATGGAAAAACTAAACGAAGGCAAAATAAAAGTTGAGTATGTATCAATAAACGAATTAAAGCCGGCGGAGTATAACCCGAGGAAACTAACAGATGCAGAGGCAAAAGACTTGACGAACAGTATAAAAGAATTTGGGCTTGTAGACCCGATTATTGTTAATAATGCAAAGGGGCGAGAGAATATAATAATCGGTGGCCACCAGAGATATTACATTGCAAAAAAACTCGGCATAAAACAAGTTCCGATTGTATATATAACAATAAGCGATATTAAAAAGGAGCAGGAATTAAATTTACGACTAAATAAAAATTTAGGCGAGTGGGACTATGACTTATTGGCGAATTTTGACGAGGAATTATTAAAAAATGTGGGGTTTTCAGATAAAGAAATAAGTAATATTACTTATGATGATATAGATGATTTTTTTATTGATGAAGAGAAATTACGAAATCAATATTCAGTTGTTATTAAATGTTTTTCCGAGACAGAAAAAAATAAAGTAATGCAGATTTTAGGCATAAAAAAGCCGAGTATTAAAGCAAAAGAATTTTTAAAATTACAGGAGGATAAAAAAAATGTATAATATAATATTAAATTTACGATATAGTAAAGGAATACCAGCATATTTACGTTTTTTAGATTATTTAAAATTAAATTTTAATTTTATTGATATTTGTTCAATACAACAATTAAATTATTTTAATAATAAAAAAATAGATTTTATTTTAATACCTTATGCATTTCAACTTATAGATAATATAACGGAAAAATGTAAGTTTATAGAAAATCATCCGGAAGCAATAATAATAAGATTTTTTAATGAATATAATTTGTCCGAAAATGGCTCATTAAGAAAAATATTTGAAAAAAGACCTGTTGACTATCTAATAACAAATTATGAAAGAGAAATTGTTAACAACAAGAATTTTAGACAAAGAATTATGTTAAATGTTAATTGTTTGACGATGTTTGATTTGAAAAAGGACTTTTCAAAAGAGAAAAAGTATGAAAACCCAATTTATTGGGGAACTTTTAGACGTGGACGTATTGATTATTTTAAAAAGTATTTAATTGATAAAGATATATTTTTGTCAACAAGTGTAAAGAACATACCAAAATTTAAAAAAATTGGTGTAAATGTTAGTTTTTTAAAGCAAATTAAAAATATTGGGAGCGAACGTTGCATATTAAAAAACTTTTATTTTACTTTTTACATTGAAGATAAAGTTACACATACAAATTATAACTTTCCTGCTAACAGATTTTATGAGGCATTATCTTATGATATAGTTATGTTTTATGATATAAATTGTAAAAATACGTTTGAAAAATACGGGGTAAAAATTGACGATGATTTTTGGATTGATAGCATAAAGGATTTGAAAGCAAAAGCAAAAGCGAAGTTTTATAAAGATTTTCTTGTAAAGCAAAGAAAACTTAAAGAATATGCAATTGAAGAAAAAAAGAGGTTTGAAAAAGAAGCAAAAAAAATTTTTACTGATATTATGAAAAAACCCTTGACAAATATCAATTTATAAGGTATAAATTATAATAACAAAGTATAAAATATTAGATTATACTAAAAAAAAATTAAAAGAGGGATAAATGGAAGAAGTATCAAAAGGAAGCATACAAAAAAAAGAACGAATATCAACGCAAGTTAAGAAAAAATTATTTTTGGAGCAGTTTAAAAAAAATCTTGGATTTATAAGCAAAACTTGCGAGCAGATAGGAATAAACAGGATTACATATCAACGTTGGATGAAGAAGGATAAAAAGTTTGCAGAGCAGGTTAACAATACAAATAATTATGTTCTTGAAATTGTAGAAGGGGAGTTGTTAAAGCAAGTTATAAGCGGTAACGTTACAGCGACAATATTTTATTTAGTTAATAGAGGGAACGGGAAATGGATAAATATTCAGAAGGTTGAGCATAACGCCCCGGCTATTGAAAGCAAAGTTGACACACTTATAAAAGAAGTTAGAGAAGCGTTTAAAAAATGAAGCAAAAAAAAATAAGCAAAGAAAAGAAAGAGGTAATACTTGAAAAGTTGTTAAAGTTATTTAAAGATGACAACGGGGAGCCGATACAATTAACTGAAACGCAAAAAGAAATTATAAAATCAATTGTGTTGCAGGATATCAATAGAATTGGAGTTATATGTCCGACACAATATGGCAAAAGCACAGCGACTGCGTTAGGAATTATTTTGCGTGTATTTATATTTGGGGAGGGTTTTACAATAATCGGTGGGACGGAAAGTAAAGCAAAGATAATAGGGCGATATGTAATAAAGCATTTGTTTGATGACGATATTTTTTTAACGCAATTGCAAATAACTGGGGGAATGTTAGAAAAATTAAAACGAGAACGGACAAAAGAATATTTGACTTTTAGAAACGGTGGATATATAAGAACAATGTCGGCTGAATACAGAAACAAAAAACGGCTTGGAGATATTTTGCTTGGTGAAGGAAGCAAAAACATCTGTATTGATGATAGTGTATTATGTGATGATGATTTATATGCATTTATAAAGCGTATGTTAGGGGGACAAAAAGAAAACTTTCTTATTGAACTTTCTAACCCGCTTCGCAGAAATCATTTTTATAAAACTATGCACGATAAAGATACTAAAAAAATTTGGATTGATTATAAAACGGCGTTGAAAGAAGGGCGTTTTACGGAACAATTTATTAACGAAATGCGAAAAGAAAAGTTTTTTGACATTTTTTACGAATGCAAGTTTCCTGAAAGCGACACGATTGACGAGAAAGGCTATATGCGTTTATTGACAGATGAAGAGATTGAAAAGGCATTTGGCAATGTTGAGATTGATTTAAAGCAAGAAAACTTTCTTGGCGTTGATGTTGGCAGAGGTGGAAACAATACAGTGTTATGTGTGTCAAACGCAAAGCAAAGTAAGATTATAAACGTTAACAACAATCCTGATTTAATGTCAATAACTGGTCTGATAATAGACGCAATGCGAAATTATAACATAAAAGCATATAACGTAGTGATAGATGATACTGGGGTTGGTGCGGGAGTTACAGACAGATTAAAAGAGCAGGGCTATAATGTAAATGCAATGAAATGGGGAAGCAAAAGCAATGACGAAACATTTATAAACCTTAAAGCTGAAAATTATTGGAAAATGCGGGACTGGGTAAAAGCAGGTGGGATAATAGATTTAAACGAAAATCTAAAAGAGCAATTAAAGATTGCAAAATATAAAGTTGACAGTGCTGGCAAAATACAAATGCAAAGCAAGAACGAATTACTTATGCAGGGTTTTGAAAGCCCAGATGAGATGGACGCTTTTGTATTGTCATTATGGTCAGCAAAAGTAAAACAAAACATAGAGGTAATTAAAAAGCGTGTTTCTGAAATAAAGACAGTCGGAACAGTTGAAAGTTCAGAATTGGGGGTCTATTTATGAAAAAAAATACAGCATTAGTTTATGATTTTGGTCTTAATGTAGAGATGTCATTAAAATTATGCGAAGTATACAACAAAGTATATTATTACTGCGAGTGGCGAGATGCATTTCCAAAATCCGATAAGGCGTTAATTGGAACTGGGTTTGAGGATGAAGGACTTATAAGAATAAATGAGTTTTGGGAATACGTTGACGAAGTTGACGCAATATATTTTTTTGATACTTACACTGGCGATATAGCGGAATATTTAAAACGCAAAGGGTATAATGTATTTGGTGGCGGAAATGCAGAGATGCTTGAAAATGACAGATGGTTTGGGAGAGAATTACAAAAAAAAGTTGGTTTACCGACACAGCGGACAGTTAAAATAAAAGGCGTTAGTAATTTACGGCAATATTTACAGAACAATGACGACGTTGTTGTTAAAATAAATATGTTTAGAGGCGACTTAGAAAGTTACTACAGTAAGAATTATGAAGCGAGCAAAACAATACTTGATTATTACGCAAGTGTGCTTGGGTTGAGGCAAGAATTAGTTGAGTTTATAGTTGAGGACTATTTACCGGGTATAGAACCGGGGACGGACTTATTTATTGTTGACGGTAGATATCCAAATTACGGCCTTTTTGCTTATGAAATGAAGGGCGCCGGCTATGTTGCAAAAGTTATGAAGTATGAAAACATTCCGGAACAAGTGCGTTTGGTAAATGACAAATTGGCAATATTTTTTGAAAAGTTAAAAGCAAGGACTTTATTTTCAACTGAAGTTAGAATTGATGAGCGAGATAAAAGGGGTTATTTAATAGATGCGACGATCAGGGCAGGTCTTCCAAATCCGGCTGCTGTTGAAATGGAAATTTACGACAATTTTGCCGAGGCGATAAAAGAAGCGGCACACGGAAACTTGATTGAGTTAAAACCACGCTGGCAATACGGCGTTGGAGTTGCGTTAGATAGTGATTGGGCGGATGAACATTGGCTTAATATTCAGTTCCCGCAAGAATTAAGGCAATTTATTAAATTTAGGCGTGTTATGAAATACGATAATCAATTTTATGCAGTGCCCGGTTTTTCAAGTGTTTGTTCTGTGCTTGGGTTTGGTAATACATTAGATAACGCAATTGAAATGTGTAAAGCGAACATTGAACAAATACAAGCATTTGGCTTACAAAAAAATATATCAGGTTTGATAGCAATAAAAGAAGAGATTGAAAAAGCAAAAAAAGAATACAATATTGACTTTTAAGAAAGGAGCAAAAAACAATGGCATTTTTTGACCAAATATTTAGGAGAAAAGATACGGTTATAAAATCAACTAAACCGTATTTAGGCGTTGAATTTGGCATTGATGAAACGGCTATTTATAAACGACTTAAATTAGTTCCGTATATGCCTGATGCCCTTTTAACAAAAAAGGGAATTAAAATTTATGAAAGTATGATGAAGGATGCCGAAATTGAGGAATGCATAAATACATTAAAAACGATAAGATTGTCTACAGGCTGGCAAATTAAAGCAGCAAGTGATAATACAAAAGACAAAGAAATCGCTGATTTTGTTGAATACAATTTAAAAAATGTTGAGGGAAGTTTTGATGATGATTTACGGGAAATAATGAGTGCGATTGAATACGGAATAAGTATAAATGAGTTAGTTTGGGACGTAGAGGAAAAAGGCAGATGGAAAGGTAAAATAGTTTTGAAATCAATTAAAAGCAAAAACCCAAAATACTTTAATATTTACACAGATGATTTTGATAATATACGGGAAAACGGGATTGTAAATATCAGTGCGTTTGGCTATGGGGAACAATACCCAACTGAAAAATTTGTTATATACAGTTTTAATAAGCAATTTGAAAATATTTGGGGGACAAGCAGGTTAAGGGCGTTGTATGATTTATGGTTTTTGAAACAAGTTTTTATAAAAGCGTGGGGTGTTTATCTTGAGAAGTTCGGTCATCCGTTTCCGGTTTTGAAACATCCGCCTAATTTAGATGACGACACAAAAAATAATTTGTTAAATATGTTGCGGCAACTGCGATTAGAAACAGGAATAATGTTACCAGAAGGTTTAGAATTGACATTAACACAAGCAAACACAGCAGGGGCAAGTATACATCAAACAGCAATTGATTTTATAAATAAGCAGATACGCAAAACGATTTTAGGTCAAACATTGACATCAGAAACAGGCGGACCTGGAAGTTATGCGTTAGGTAAAGTGCATTATGATATATTACTTTTTTATGAAGAGCAAATTGGCAAAGACGTAACGACAAAAGCAATTAACAATCAAATTATTAGGCGAATTGTTGATTATAATTTTAGTGATCTTGAAGATTATCCAACTTTTGAATTTAAGCCGTTGGTTCAGGATGACATAATACAAATTTTAGATAAATATATTCAAGCAGTAAGCGCAAAAATAATAACGCATCAAGCAAGCGACGAAAAACTTATAAGAGAGTGGCTAAAATTACCACCGTTAACAGATAAATTAGAGGAACAGAAAAAAGAACAAACGCAAGAAGAACAGGCAAACGAAGAATTACAGTTAATAGAAACGTTTGCAGAAAAGATTTTTACAGGCGTTAGCAGGCGAACATATACGAAATACGAAGATGGTATTGTTGATTTCGCAGAAATGAAAGCAGAACACGAAAATATAAAAGATAAATACGTTATTAAAGCAAGTAAAATTATTCAGAACGGAATTTTAGATATTGTTTCGCAAATACAAAAGAAAAAAATAATTGAAACAAAAAATTTTGACGAAATAAATAGAATTGTATTTCCAGCAACAGGCGATTTAAAAGAAGTGTTTAAACAATTTTTGACAGAAGCATTTGAAAAAGCATATAATCAGGCAAGGGGCGAAATAGCACGTAAGAAAAAGAAAGTAAAAAAGATGAGCGAGTATTTAAAATTTCAGTATGACATTGATTTAAGGCGGATAAATTACGACGAAGCATTGAAGTATTTTGATGCAAAAAGTTTTGATATGGCAGGAGTGGAAAAAGAAAATATATTGAAACAAGTTAAACAAAGATTATTTAGTGCGATAAAAACAGGGGCAACTTTAAAAGAAACAGTTAAAGCAATACAAGATGATTTGCAGGAATATTATACAATAGGTGAAGTTGAAGACGAGGCAATGAAGGGATATCGTATAGAGACGATTATAAGAACAAATGTCACAGACGCAATGAATGAGGGGCGGAAAATGTTTTTTGAAAGCCCAGAATTAGAAGGATACGTTGTTGCGTATCAGTATAGTGCAATACTTGACGATAGGGTTAGACCAAATCATGCAGCGATGGACGGGAGAATTTATGCAGTTAATAATCCGATATGGGATATTTGGACTCCAAGTAATGGATATAATTGCAGATGTACACTTATTCCAATTACGCAAGATGATGAGTGGGAAGAGAGCCCGCTGCCGCCTGTAAGCGTAAAACCAGATGCTGGTTTTGAAAAGCCAGGACATGTAGGGTAAAAAAAACCCTTGACAAAATAAAGTTTATTGTGTATAATTTATATAACGATATTTGAAAATAGTATAACAGAGTATAAAATATTATAAAATATTAAAAAGAAGCCGAATATCCTTTATGAGGATGGCGAAAACGTAATTAGTTTTGCGTTTTTAATCTCATTTAAGGTATTCGGCTTTTTTGTTTTATAGGGGTGATTAAATGGCAAATAATAAACAAAAACAGTTATTAGAAATGATTAGCCCTGACGTGTCTGATGTTCATATACCGCAACCGTTAGGCAAAAAGAAAAAGAAAATGAACGATGATGAAGGCGTTGTTAATATGTCAGGTATTCCTATTTTTAAATCAGGCGTTTGGAAGGACGATTTGGTTTTTGATATTTCAACGCTTGATGAAATTGTAAAAAATACAAACGCACTTATAACAGCAGGAGTTATAGAGCCGCCTGTTAAATTAGGACATAACGAGGAGCAAACATTATTACAATCTGACGGATACCCAGCAGCTGGTTATGTCACGCAAGTTTACAGGGTTGGAAATCAGATTTTTGCTGATGTTAAAGATATGCCAAAAAAAATTGCAGATTTAATTGAAAAAAGAGCATATTCAAAAATATCGGCGGAGTTATATCAAGAATTTAAGCATCCTGAAACACAAGAAAATTTAGGGTATGTGTTGAGAGCAATTGCGTTTTTGGGTGCAGATATTCCAGAAGTTAAGGGTATCGGGGACATAACGAGATTATATAATTCAGAAAAACAAACTGCAAACGTATTAAGTTTTGCAGAAGATACAAAAAATTTTAAGGAGGTTTCACAAATGAGAACTTGGACATTAAAAGAAGTTGAAAGTATTTTGCCTTGTTGCGTAGAAGAAGTAAAAAAATTTTTGGAAGCAAACAAAAAAGACGTATTAACAGTAGATGAGTTGGCAACAATAGTGACAGAAGTAAAAATAGCAAAAATGCAAGAGGAACAAGATAAAGCAGAAAAAATTGAATGCCCGGAAGGATATAAATGGGATGAGGCAAAAGGGAAATGCGTTAAATTACAGGAAGAACAGGATGATAAAACAACGTCGGAACAAATTATATGTCCAAAAGGGTATAAATGGGATGAAAAATTAAATAAATGCGTTCCGGTTGAAGTAACAAAAGAAGGCGAAAATAAAAAAGATAAAGACATTATTGAGGACGAGATAAGCGACGATGAGATAACAGACGAATACGCCGAATTAGTTTTTGCAAAGAAAAAAGCAGAGTTAAAGCCAGAAGAAGTTAAGAAATTAAAAGAAATATTAAAATACACAAGAAAAAATAAAAAAGAAGCAGATAAACAAGAAGCAGATAAACAAGAAGCAGAAGCAAATAAACAAGATGATGTTAACATAGTAATACCTGATGATGACGGTATAAAAGAAATTGAAAATAACCCAGAATATAAAAGTTGGGGATTAGGCAAAATGTTATCAAAAGGGAAAGCAATTGATGAGATAACAAAAGAGAGTGAAGGAGTAGTTGGTTTTCCTTGGCCGGAAAATCGCAGACCGCCAAAAGCGTGGTGGGATAAATGCATATCATCTGTGAATGGGAAAACAGCAACGCCTGAAAAATTGTGTGGGTGGGTCTGGTATCACGGCACAAGTACAGCATCAAAAAAAGAAGCAATATCAAAAGAAAGCGAGCAAGATAAAAAAGTGATTGAATTAAAAGAAAAAATTAAAAAGTTAGAGCAAGAAAAAATTAAAGAGAAAATTAACGAATTAAAGACTAAAAATAGAGGGATTTTACTCCCGAAATTTGATGAATACATTAATAAATTTACAGAGTTATTTTTAAGTGAAGAAAAAGTTATAAAGTTTGGTGAAAATGATTTTAACGCAGTTGATTTATTTTATAAATTTTTAAATGACATTGTTAAAAGTAAAACAGTTATATTTTCTGAACTTTCAAAAAATTTTAAAGCAGAAAGCGAAAACATTGAGATAAACGATACAGACAAACAAAACTTAGCTAAAAAGTTTTCAGAAGTTTCAGCCGGCAGGGAAGTAAGCAATATTGATGTCGCTACATTAGCAAAAAAGATTGCTGAAACTCGGAAACTCTCTATGAGAGATGCTGTTGTTGAAGCTACAAAAAAACTTTTTGGCAAAGAAAATTAAAACAAAAGGAGGAACAAGCGATGAGTCAAATGAATGTAAATTCCAGAACGTTAACTTTTGATGCTGGTGCCGATTTAAGTTCAAGCCAATATTATTTAACAAAATTAGATACTAATGGTAATGTTGTATTGGCAACAGCGGACGCAGTTGTGATTGGTTCTTTACAAAACAAACCAAAATCGGGCGAAGCAGCAACGATAGCAATCGGTGAAACTGTTAAAGTTGTTGCTGGCGGAGACGTGGCAATTGGTGATTTAATTGTTTCTAATGCAAGCGGAAAAGGAATTAAAAGAACAACAGAACATAATATTTTCGGCATTGCACTTGAAGCTGGTTCAGATGGTTCTGTTATTGAAGTTTTAGTTAGACCGCTTTATATGTAATTTAAAATAATTTGAAAAAGGAGGAATTTAACTATGCAACCAACTGCAAAAGATGTTCATATAGATGCAGCTTTAACGCAAGTTTCAATTGCGTATAAAAACGATGTGTTGATAGCAGAAAAAATATTTCCGGTTATCAACGTAAAAAAGGACAGCGATAAGTATTTTGTTTATGGGAAACAAAGTTTAAAATCTTATTCGCTTGATAGAGCACCTGGGACAAGGGCGAAGCAAGTTGAATGGAACATTGATTCCACGCCGACTTATTCTGTTTCTGAAAGGGCGGCGGAAGTGCAGTTAATTGATGAAGTCAGGGAAAATGCCGACGACCCGATCAAATACGATGCTGATAGCACAGAATTTGCGACTGATGTTTTAAAATTAGATTTGGAACGCAGAATTGCAAATATAGTGCAGACGGCAGGAAATTATGCTTCAGGGTATTCTGGTTCACCAACAACAAAATGGGATGACCCGAACGCCGATATACTTAAAGACATTGATACAGCAAAAGAAAAAATAAGAAAAGCAGTTTTGAAATTGCCTAACACGTTAGTTTTACCGCAAGACGTTTATTTAACTGTTCGCAGGCATCCAAAATTACTTGAATACTACAAATACACCAGAGGCGGAACATTAAGCGTTGACATTTTAAAAGAAGTTTTTGAAGTTGAAAATCTATTAGTTGGTGTTAGCTCTTACGACGCAGCCCAGGAAGGTAAAACGCAGAGTATGTCTGACATCTGGACGGATACGGCAGCATTACTTTACGTTCCAAAAACGCCGGGCTTAAAACAGATTTCGTTCGGCTATATTTTCAGAAAATCTGGTTATCCGTTAGTTGAACGCTGGAGAGAAGATGCAGTAAGAAGCGATTGGTTAAGAGTAAGCGACAAATACGATTGCAAGATTATTGACCCTTATGCTGGATATTTATTTACAAGCGTTTTATCCTAATTTTTAAGGTAAAAAACAATGGGAAACTATATAACGCCCGATGATGTAAAAGGTAGAGCAGTTAATGAGCCATTAACAAGGGCTGGTTGGACAGATGCCGACATTAATTCATCAATTGACGAAGCGGAAAATTATATAGAGTCCCGATTGTTAAAAATAGGTTACACGAGAGAGCAGCTACAAACTGCTTCTCTCGTGTTTAACCTCTGCGTTAACTATGCAAGATATTGCGTATTGCGTGATATATATACGCAGATAAGCCCGTCAAAAGGCGGTAGTGAACGTTATGAAAAATGGCAAACAAACGTTAATGAAATACTTGATGCAATTGACAAAAACGAAATTAAACTTATTGATGCAGACGGAAATGTTATAAAACCGTTGGGCGGGGATAAAAGATATAAAACAGAAATAACAACAGAAAACACAAAACGCATATTTAAAATTGCTGATACAAGCACTTGGCAAGTTGACGATAAAACATATGCAAGTGAAGATGTTGTAGGGCAAAAAAATGATTAAAAATATATCTATAAGTAGTAATACAGCAGAAGTTAAAAGTCGTATTGAACGACAGATTGAAATAATGCGAAAGCCAAAAACTGCTTTACAACAAATGACAGTGCAACTATTTCAAAGCGTTATGCAAAATTTTAGAGAAGAAGGAACGGACAAAGAAAAGTGGGAGCCGTTATCGTTAATAACTAAATTTATACGTAGACATAGACAAAACGCCCCGAATAAAAAAGGCGTTATAAAAATTTTGCAAGACAAGGGAATGTTGCGGCAAAGTATATATTCAGAAATAGGCGAAGATTACGCAAGCGTTAGCACAAATTTAAAATATGCAAAAAAAATGCAATTTGGCGGAGTTAGTGAAGCAAGCGAAGTAGTTATAGCGCCTTATAAACGTAAAGACGGAACAAAAGTGCGTGGGTTTGTAATGCATTTAAAAGGCGGGCATAAAATACCTGCCAGACCGTTTTTAACAATACGAGACAAAAACAAAAAAGCAATAATTGAAATTGCAAAAAAATGGTTCTTTGAAAAAGGGAAGGAAAAATAATGCCAGTAATACCTGCAAAAACAGAAGATATTTGGCGAGAGATTGTAACAATATTAAAAAATGCGCAAGCAACAGGAAAAAGATTGGTATATGTTAAAGAGATTTTGGAAGGCGTGCGTGAAGATGTGCCCTTGTTTCCGTGCATTATTTTAGAGCCAGTAAACGAGACAGAAGCTGAATACTCAATCCCGATGTATAAAAGAATTATATTACAAATAACAATAACTTGCTGGATGGAAACGTATAATACAAATACGCAGATAATAGGCGAAGTAAAACCTGGCGGACGTTATGATGATAATAGAGGCATTTTTGATATTGTTGCAGATGTGAAAAATGAATTAAATACTTATCCTGACCTAAACGGTAAGGCAATTAAATTTAATTTTGCAAATACACGATATTATTTTGAAACATACCCTTATCGTGCTGGCGAAATTACAATGAATATAGAATTTATAACACAAAAAGACACGAGGTAAAAAAATGATTAAAGCGACTAAAGATATGTTTATTGTAACTGACAAAGAAGTTATATTTGTAAAAAAAGGCGATATAATAAAAGAAAAATGGTTGATTGAATCATACGATTATAATAAAAAAATAGATGAAATATTGCGGAAGCAAAAAATTAAAATAAAAGGAGGTTATGAAAATGCCATACGCAATTGAACAAAAATATTTTGCAATAGGTAAAGAAACGACACGAGGGACAGCAGTTGCACCAACGAAATATATTCCCGTTTTAAAAGACACAGAGTTTGAATACAAATTAAATTTAGTTCCTGATGAGTTGGTGCGTGGGATTTTTGAGCGTTTCCCCTCACATGCGGGAACAAAAGAAGGAACGGCTAAAATAAGCGGAATTGATGTTATGAGTAATAACATAGGCGAGTTATTAAATTCGCTTTATGGAAAAGTTACGTCAACGCTTGTTGGCTCTACAAACGCATATCAGCATGTGTTTGAAAAAAACAATACAACAATACAAAACCCGAGTTATACTATTCATATCAATAGAGGGATAGGGCAAAAGCTATATCCTTTGTCGGTCGTAAAGTCAATTGCATTAAAAGGTACAGTTGACGGTAAAATAACAGCAGATTGTACAATGTTATTTAAGTCAGAATATACAGAATCATTTAATTTAAGTCCAACTTGGTCTGAAATGAAACCGTTTATGTTTTATCAAACGACAGTAAGTTTTGATAATACGGCAGATTTGCAAACAGTAAAAGATTGGACAGTAACGATTGATAACGGTAGCGTTTATCAGAGAGTTTTAAATAATTCGCAAGATGTCAAAGATATTCTGACAATCGGTAAAATAAATATAACGGGAGGAATGACAGTTTATTTTGAGAACGAAACAAGAAGGACAAAATTTTTAAACGGCGACATAACAGCAATTGAAATAAAAGCCGAAGGCGATACAATTGAAACAACATATAAACACACAATTAAAATAACAATTCCGGCGGCAAAATATACAGCATACCCGTTTGGCGAAGTTGACGGCTTGCTCGGTGCAGCAGTTACGTTTGAAGGTTTTTATGATTTAACAACTCAAAAATCAAGCACTGTAACTCTTATCAACACCGAAACTGGCTATTAAAATAAATAGTTGAGAGGTGATATATGATAGATGATAAAGAGTTACATAACTATGAACAGATTTTTATTGAGCAAGACGAAAACGCAAAAAAACGGGCAATAAAAAATTTCATTTTGCTTGCATTAAAATCCTATCTTAAAAAACAAAACCCAATTTTAACAGAAATTGAGATTGAAAATATAGCCAATGATTATGAACAAATTATAGATATAAGAATAACGTAAAAAACGCTATATTTTAAAGGAGTTTTTTATGGCTGACGAATTGCAAAAATTAGAGATACAAGTTAAAGTTAATGCTGAAACAAAACAACTTGAAATTGTTAATACGCAGTTGGCAGGAACAGCTGAAAAAATAAAAGTTGCTGATGCGAACGCAAAAAAAGCAGGGGACTCAAATAATAAATTTGGCGAAGCAATAAAAAAATTAAGCGAAGCGACAGGCGTTAATATTCCACTTATAACTGGCTGGACAAGTGCAATAATTACTGTTGGCAAAGTGCTTAAAGACTCAGTTGAAAATGCGCAAGCGGAAATTTTAAGACAAAAACAATTGAAAACAAGTTTACAAGGACTCGGGATTGAATATGAAAAATATAAAGAAAGTATTGATAATGCAATAGAAAGTTTGTCAACACTTACAAGATTTACAAAAGACGAAACGTTTGACGCATTTAACAGGGCATTAAAAATAACTGGTAGTGTTGAGGGGGCGTATAAATTATTAAAAATAAGTATGGATGTAGCTGTAGGGACCGGAAAAAATGTTAATCAAGTAATGGACACATTTAACATTGCTTTAAGAAACCCGACAATTGGCGTTAGAGCGTTAGCAACTGAATTCGGTAAGTTAGGCGTTAAAGGAAAAGATGTTAACGAGATGATTACAAATTTGGGAAATGTGTATAAAGACGCATCTGTAAATGAACAATCAATAGCAAAAGAAACATCAAAATTAAAACAAATTTATGATGATTTAACGCAATCAATTGGGATGCAATTAATACCAGTTTTAAAAGATTTGCTTAGTTTTTTAAAAACTCCTTTTCTAATATTATCAACAATGTTTAATATTGCAATTACTGGTATTTTGGGTTATGCAAAAGTAATTATAAATGCAATGAAATCGGTATTTAATGCAATACGAGGACATTGGGATGAGGCAGTAAAAGATTCAGAAGAAATGAAAAATGCATATTTTAAAATGGGGTCTGATATAGAAAAATCAGTAAAAGGGATGTGGGATAATATAACAAAAGACCAAAAAGCGAACTTAAAAGAAGTTGAAAAAGCACACGACGTGCATCTTAACACTATAGTTGAAAAACAAGAAAAAGCAGGGAAAAAACAAAAAAAAGACGCAAAAGAAACAGCTAAAGAAGTTGAAAACGAATATGAAAAAATGGCAAAAACTATTGCGAAAGATGTAGAATCAACGCTTGCAGGCGGATTTGAAAAAGCAGCACATAAAATAATTGAAGATGGGAAAATAACTGATGAGAATTTAAAAATAGTATTTACAGATATTTATCAAGCATTTAGAGATATGCTAATAAAAATGGCAGCTGAAATGGCGGCAAGAGCGGCGATGTTTTCAATATTGAATTTAATTTCAGGTGGAACAGGATCAATAGGCGGTTTTGCAATTAAAGAACTTCTTGGCGGGTTTCAAACAGGCGGAGAAGTTCCAGCAACAGGGGCTTACGTTTTGCATAAGGGGGAGAAAGTTATTCCGCCGGAGACAAGTAGCGTAACGAACGACAATAAAAGTGTTAGTATAAATCTAAACGTTAATGCTTTTGATTTGCGAACGCTTGATAAAATACAAATACAGCGTATTGCAAATCAAATAGCACCTTACATAAAAAAGGAGATGCATTAAAAAATGGAGATTATAAAGTTACCAATTAAAAACAGGGTGAGTTTGAAACATCCAATTGAGTTGAACCTTGAAAATGTTAAAGATTTGCATAACGATTTTGATGTTATTGAAATAATTTATGATGATTTAGAAACGTTAAAAAATACGCTTGATATGACAGAAAAATACGCAATAGTTTACGTTGAGCCAAAAAAAAATAAAAATATGCTTATAAATAAATACAAATTTATTGATACTGACGACGACATAAATAAATTTAAAAAGCCAGAAAAAAATATTTTGCAACATAAAACAGAGTTAGAAACAATGTTACAAAAAATAAAGCAAAAAAAGGTGAAATAAAATGGCGTGGGATTCGCATTGTCTGGCAGTTTATGAGTTTGAGAACAACTTAAACGATAGCGGAAACTATGGCAAAAACGCAACAGCAACAGGGACGCTTACTTACTCCAACACAATAAAAAAATACGGAGATTATTCTGTAACAACTTCCGACCCAAGATATAATTATTTTACAATACCTGATTTAGGTTCGCCAATTCGCACGCTTGAAATGCGAGTTTATTTTACAAGTTTAATAACAAATTATTACTTTTTTGGTCCATATCAACCAGCTTTACAATGCGACAACGCTTTTATAGGCAAAAATTCTTTTCAATGGGCAATTTCAGGGGCATGGAAAGGTATAACTGGTTTTGACAACCTAAATACTTGGTATGGATATGCAGTTAAAATTGAGGGAAGTTCAGCCCCTTACACGTGGCGAATTTATACAACAGGCGCAAGCGACGAAACTTACATTGAGCGAACAAATTTTAGCGATAATAACTTGCTCTACAAAAGCAGTTATACAATGTTTTATACGAGTGTGTATGCAGGGAATATGTATCTTGACAGGGTTGTATTAAGCGACATAGTGCGAGACACATTACCAACTGAACCACTTGTTATACCTACAATTGCAAAAGTTAGTCCAAATGAAGGCGATTTTAACGGCGGGACGTTAGTGACAATTTACGGGCAAAATTTTTCGTCTAATGCACAGGTTTATTTTGACAACAATCTTGCAGTTAATATAACATATATTGATAGCAATACTTTGACTTGTTATACGCCAGCAGGCACAAAAGATAAACTTGTTGATGTTAAAGTAGTTACAACCGGGGGCGAATATACTAAAACAAATGCGTATTTGTATGTTGATTATTCCTCCCAGACAACGCAGGAAATTGCAGAAGCAGAGTTAATTGTTGAAAAAGAAAATGTAATGCTAAATGCAACGATAACTGGGGCTATTAACAATGGTAGTTATTGTAAAGACGGAATATATGCTCATTATAATGTTGATACAGGGCAAAAACAAATTGCAACAGCACCAATCAATAATACATTTACAATTGATTTTGGGACGATAAAAACAATAAAAAAAATAACTTTTTATTTTTGGCCGGTTGCGTCAACGTATTTTGGTTCAGAAACAACATATACAGGGACGCAATTTACAATACAATATTGGGACGGTTCAACGTGGCAAAATTTAATGTGGGACTCGTTTAATAATTATTTAGGGATTGGAAATGTTAATACAACTTACGCTCCCAAATATTATTGCGAAAGTGCTGGAATTGTAAGTATATTTAGTAAAACAGGAATAACAACAAATAAGTTAAATATAAGTAGTAATACAAATTTAGGCATAACTGAAATCACAGCGTGCGACTTGTTATTTATCAATCCAACAAATATAAGAATTTCAGACGGGGCAGACGTGGAAAATTTAAATTATAACGGTATGGAAATAACAGCAGAAATTATTGACAGTGATTTTAGTTGTTTTAACGGTATTGAATATGGCAGAAACGCTTATTTAAAAGTAAAATATCGTGGGAAAACAAAATATTTCGGTCAATTAAAAGTAACAGCGAGCGAACTAAATGTTGCTGATAGAATTTTATCATTATCGTTAGAAACAAATTATAAAAATTTGGAATTGGTAAAAGTTAGTAGAAATGCAATAACTGGGACAATGGATATTGCAAAAGCAATTGAATGGCTTATTTTAACCGCAAATATACATCGTGATTTGGTTGATATAACTTTTTTTAGCCAGTTTAATTATTTCCCAGAACAAGGAATAATTGCGGAAGAGATAACAAAAATTTTGGAACTTGCAGGAGATGCGAATATAGCTGTATCAGACGGGTTATTAAAGATACGGCAAAGGACAAGCGAAACACCGACTTTTGTTAATATAAACGATAATGATATTTATTGGGGTAATTTTGTTGATAATAATAACAATAATGCATTTGGTTGTAGTAAATTTCAAAATGATTTTGTTTATAATCTTGTTTGGGATAAATTAGCACCAGTCGGGGGATTTACAATTGCAGAAAGTTATAGTGATATTTGGAATAAATGGAAAGAAGGAAGAATTTTTGATGCATTACAAAATGTTTCAATAATTAATATGGGGAATGTAAATCATTATGCGTTACGTTTATCAGCAAATACAGGTATTTTAAATTTTGTAAATGGAGCAATAAGTCATAGATTTGGCTATGAAAATTATTCTGTTTTTCAGTTTTCTTTGGAACAAAATCAAGGGACAGTAAAATTTTATGTAGATTATACTTTAATTTATCCAACTTGGCAGGGAACAAATCAAATAATACAAGTAGATACTACAAATAAACAAATAAGAGTTGTATACGAATTTTTTAATTATTATGATACGCCATCTGGCTATACAAGAGTTTATAGAACTTATTACGACGAGACAAACAAAACAATAATTTCAAGGGATTGGGTAGGGACAATAAATTTAACATTTTTTCAAAAAATTTGGTTTAAAATACATACAACACCAGATGGAACGGAAACAAAGTTTAAAGGTTTTGGGTTTTTGAGAGGAGAACAAAATCAGCCGTATTATAAACAATCTGTTGTATATCAATTAACAACAACAAACGCAACACGTTATAATACACTTGACTATAATGTTATTTATGACAAAACCTGTTTTATAGAAGTATATACAAAGAGCAATAATGATATCTCGCCAGTTCAGGTAGTAAATAATCTTGTTAAAAGTGTTGCTGGAAATACGCTTAATGTTATATTTTTGCCTAAAAATTTTCAAATGCTTGATTCCCCAACAGAGGTAAATTTCACAATTGATAAAAGTAATTGGAATAATTGGCAATTAACAAATGTAAATGTAAATTGGAGTCAAATATTATTATTTATGTCTCAGGGTTTGAAATTAAATTATTTTCAACTTAATTATGAAGACATTGAACGAGGTATAATACAAGTTTACCCACGCCAGTTGATTTATAAAAATACTATTGAGTCATTAACGCAAAGCATTATTTTTAATAAACTAAATATAGCACAATATAAATATAATACACAAGACATGATAGATGAATTATACGACGATAAAACGGAATTTATAATTTATACCGTTGATTACGAAATAAACGCTGAATATGATTTAATTGATACGACAAAACCGCAACAGTTATATATTAAAGTTAATATAGCAAGCGTTGATTATGAATATACATATTCACCGTGTGAAAATCAATACGAAGCAACGCCTGACTGGTATATAACTTATAGAAGTTACGGGCTTGGGGCATATGTAAAAATACATCCTGCCTCGTCTATACAAAGAACAATAAAAGAAATTAAAATAAGTGCATATCAATATCACGAAGTTGGAAAAACAAATAAAATCTACGACTGGCTTAACTCACAAAAAAAATATGGAATATTAGAAAAAAAGATTGACAACAAAAAAATAAATGATAGCTCATTATTACAATTGATTTATTTAAAATACAACAGATTTTTGAATTTACCTACACAGATTTTAGGCGATGGAATAACAACTGATATAAATCTTGATGTTGATTTAATGAAATATGTAAAAATTTATGACGAAATTTTAAATAGAATTACAAATTATAAAGTATATGAATACGAAATGACTTTTGACATTATAAATCAAACGTATGAAATGATTTTGAAAGGAAGGAGTCAAAGTTATGAGCAATACTGAAAATGAGATTGACGCAAGAATAAGAGAATTAGAAAAACAAATACCGTTAATTGACGAAAAATTGTCAAACATAGATAAAAAAGTAGATAAGATTTTGTTTATGTTAAACGGGAACGGAAAGGTTGAAGATGGAATGATTTTCAGGGTTGCAAAAATAGAAAGCATTCAACGGGAATGTCCAGTGCAAGAACTTAAAAAACAAACAAAAATGATTGTTATTGCGGGAATAATAACAGTTGCAATAGCAATTTTGAAATATTTATTTGATTTTTTAAAAATTTTGAGGTGAAAAAATGAATGGAAATGATGGAAAAAAAATAGCATATTCGAGAGATGGTTGGTTTGTAAAATCAAACGGGCAGGAATCTTTAATAACAGTAAGAGAGTTAGCCTGTCCGTGTTGCGGTATGAATGAAATTGATATTGATTTTATTGATGCGTTAGATTTATTGACAAAAAAATGCGAAACAAAATATAAATTTACCATTACAAGCGGGTGTAGATGTGAAAGCCATAATGCAGAAATCGGCGGAAGTAAAACGTCAGCACACTTGCCAATTACACTTGCAGCTGATATAAAACCTATAGATATAATAGGCGATGAAAATTTTAAAAGAAGTTTTTTAATTGAGTTTTTTAAGTTTATTGACAATGCAAAAATATTTAAAGGGCTTGGGATTTATAATGATTTTGTTCACGTTGATATAAAAGACAGGGGCAAAAAAATTTATTGGGTCAGGAAACCAAGCGGGGGTTATTTATATTTTGATGATATAAATGCTTGTATAAACAGGTATAAGGAACTTTATGAAGTTTAAATTATTATTAACAATTTTTATAGTTTTAATATTTATAAATACAAAAGATTGCCAAGCACCTAATAGCGAATTTGGCAAAACACTTGAAATTATTTACAAAAATTTTGAAAAATACGGAATAAATAATAAAGACAGAAACTTTTTACTTGCTCTTGCAAAAGACGAGGGAAATTTTAAAAATATAAAAACACTTGAAAAAAGATATAATGATTATAGTTATGGGACTTTTCAAGTGCTTTATTATACCGCAAGGGATGAATTTGGGATTAAAAATAGGAAATGGCTTGAAAATGCAGAAAATAATATTGATGTTGCTATACGTTTTTTTAAGATACTGAAAAAGCAATATAAAAATAATTATTATGAAATCTGCTCGCACTGGAAAACAGGAAAAAAGTATAACAAAAAATATTATGTAAGAGTATTAAGATTAAAAAATATGTTGGAAAGGAAGAATTATGCAAAATATTAAAAATTTTATGTTATTATTTTTATTATTATGTATTTTTGTAATCGGGGACAAGGTTTATATCTTTAGTAATAGACGTCCGCTTGCTTATACAAATAAACCTTCAAAAATTGTAGATGTTTATATTAATAAAAAAGGGGAAAAGGTTTATTTAGTTGAAATATATCTTACAAAACAAAAAATTTTGGTTTATGAAGACGAAATAGAAAAGGAGTGTGACGATTAATGATTAAAACAAGAGAAGATTGTATTAAGTTTGCAGTAAAATTACATATGCTTGATTGTTTTTTTGTAGAAGGGCAGGACTTCGTGGCTAAATTAGTACAGTTTGGGACAGGCGACGGGAAAGGTTATAATAATATACCGTTTGACCCTAACCACGTTGGCGTTTACATCGGCGAAGGACAAGGAAAAACAATTGAAGCTGATGGAAAAAGCGTAGCATATCATTTAATTGAGGACTATTTTGACAATCTAATAAACGGAAAAGTTCGAATTGTTGTATTAAGGATAAAAAATTTAACAATGGAAGAGTTAGAAATGGGAAAAGTTGCAATAAAAAGCCAAGTCGGACAACAATACAATAACGCAGTAAATTTTTGGTTTGGGGTTTGGGGGTTGTTAAGACATATTCCTGTGATTGGGGGAGGGTTAAGTTGGCTTGCAAGCAAAATAAGAAATCCTGGATATAAACCTAACAGTCCGAATTGTAGTATAGCAACGGCAAAAATGCTTGATGCTATACCGAGAATTTCAGAAGTTTTAAAAAGTGATGAAATACCGATTGAAAATAGAACACCAGAAAATCTTTTTGATGTGTTATATAAAAGCCCTGAAATTGAAATTGCAGAAGATACTTATTTAATGTGATAAAAAATGAAAAACATAATTTTAGAAAATGACGTTAAAAGAGATGTAATGACGTTTTTAAATTTATATTCAAGTAAATTTTTTGTTTGGCGACAAAATAACGCAGGCGTTTTTAATGCCAAAAAAGGAAAGTATATTTTTCACGGGCTTAAAGGTGTTGCCGATATAATAGGGCTTACAAAATCAGGGAAATTTATTGCGATTGAGGTAAAAGCAACAGGCAAAAAAAATAATCAAACAGAATCGCAGAAGGAATTTGAGCGAAATATAAAAGAGTTTGGGGGTTATTATTTTTTGGTTGATAGTGTTAAGGACCTGGAAATGCAATTAAAAGAGACAGGACTTATATAATATAAGTAAGTATTTTAAAATAAAAAAAATATCAAATCTTTACAACCCTTCCGTATAAAATATAGTAAAATATTATAAAATAGTAGAAGGAATATAAAATATAGTAAAATATT